CATTGTGTGACCTTTACAGCGTCCAAGGTTCCAGCCGCTTGTCTGAATTCAATTGTGCCGTGCGTTGTCCAAGGCATTAGATTAATAGTGGAAAACTTTCCATGTGTTGCGCGGCGTAATTCGTCAATAGTATTTGCCGCTTCAATTACTGATAGCGATAAAGCTTGTGCCATAGACATATTACGCCGCGATATTGGCAACATTGAATTAATACCATTGTGATTGGATTGCATGCGAGTATATCGCCACATAATATCTTTAACTAAAACGGCGTCCATTGGCTCGCATAAATCGCCGTTATAATAATTACCAGTGCTTTCAAAATGATTAATACTTTTTGCCGTCCATTCGTCGGGATCAATACCAGCTTGCAAGGGCGCGTTTGAAACGTGGACGTGAAAGCCACAATTTACGATAATAGTAGCGCCCATATCCTCTAATGCTTCGCAAGCCTTTTGAATTTGGTTAATTGCCTCTAATCCGTATGCCATAGGACAAGAAACACATTCTCCAGTTACGCCGTGACTTTGATCAAGTACGAATTTAAAACCTTTTATTCCACGTTGTATAAAACCTCTTGCCGCTACGCTTGCGGTTAAGTTAGCAAATTCTAATTCACTTCCAAATGGATAAATCATTGTTTTTGTTACCTTTTTACTAGAATGGTTAGGCAAAACGCCCTTCCTTAAAAATACATTATCCCATATTATCCCATATAACAAGGGATAATACGAGCAATTGTAAAGTTTATTTTAAAACCACGGGAAAGCATAACAAAGATATAGTTTAAATAAGTTGAACAATTATTCGGTTTATTAAAAAACCACGGGTTTTGATAATACCGCTATAGGTAAAATAAATAAAATCAGTTTGATTTTTTAATTATAAGGAACGCGCATATGTGTGTATGTGTATATGTGTATGTATATATATGTATATGTGTATGTATATATAACCCCGAACCCCGAACCCCGAACCCCGATCCCGAAGACCCGAACCCGAAAGCCCGACCCCGAAGGGTCAGGTTAGATTTTAACAGATTAATTCTTTTATATCGTGATACTGTTGGCCGTCTTTTGCGCTATATTGTGAGAAGTAAGTGCCAGACTTTTTAAAAGGATATTCTGTTACACTCCATTTATTATCATATTGTTTATTTAAAAAAACGTTCATAGCGTTTGAGCTGTTAAAGCATTTAACAGTATATCTATTGCGACTATGTAAACTTTGCGGGCTTGTAATTACTGAATATTTCATGCCGCCTTATCCTGTTCTAATACTTCCATTGCGTGTTCGAGTGCTTCCTGTTCGCTGTCGATCCCGTAACAAGTAAAGCAATGGTAATCGACCCACTGCCCTCCAATAGGTGTCTGAAGGTTAAAATTGCTTGTTCCGTTCCATTCAATCCGAAGGTGTTCTCCGTTATGTTCTACTTCCCAATATTTCATTTTGTTTTCTCCTGTTTGCTAGAATAATCCCACATTATCCCACACTTATATATATGTCAACAAGAAAAATAAAAAAAGATTCGGCTGCGGTCCTGCCGGGCTAACCCGAACAATTGTTTGGGTTGTTGCTGCTCACGCGCTGCGTGCTGCGCTGCCAAAAATTTTCAGGATTTGCTGCGTGCTGCCGCTGCGCTGCTGAGGGTCTGGGTGTAACCCGAACAATTGTGCGAGTTGTGCTGCTTGCTGCGGCTGCGTTTTCTGATTCTAACTTTCTGCTGCTGAGGGCAGCGAGTCATCTTGTTGCTGCTGACTCAGCTGCACCCCGAATAACCCGAACAATTGTGCGATTTGTCATCCCGCGCTGCGCTGCCGGAAAAAACTACTGGCTGCAATAACACTGCTATAGGTAACCCGAACAATTCTTCGGTTTGTTTTCCCCGGTTGCGAATCTAAATCCCGACCCCGGCAGCTTGGCAGGTGCTGCTGTTACAACTGGTGCAACCCGAACAATTTGTCGGGTTACGGTCCAGACAAAGTGATGGCAGCCCGAATCTTTCATTTTTGATAGAGGGATTTTAAAGGCTGCTGAGTGCAACCCGAACATGTTTGCTAACCCGAACCCGAATAAGTTTGTAAAGCTGCTGGGAGATGTGTTTCTGGGAGTCTAAGACCCCGTAAGCCTGCCCGCGCATAGCGCAGAGCTTATTCGACAAGGCTTTCGCTATCGTAAGTTATGTCGATTTGTTCGGGTTCTATGGGATTTTCTTCAGGTGTTACATCAATCATTCGATCTTTAGCACGAGTCATAAATTCCTGTAGCTGTTGAACGATTTGATCACGGGTTAGGGCATCAACGTTTTCGTGTGTTACGTGGCTACGGGCTACCATAAGACCTGTTACCTTGAGGCGGAGTTCTTCGGCTTTAATAGCCGCCCCGAAGTTTCCTGCTTCCCACGCTTCATCTCTAAGCCTTTGCATATCCCGAACAGATTTGGTCACTGAGACCCCATACTTGCTTTCGAGTTCCTGTCTCATTTCTTCCATGCGTTCTTTTACGACTGGGTTATTGAGAAGCTGGACGGCTCTAACGTTTGGGGATTTATATCCTGCTGATCTGGCGGCTCCTGTCTGAGTCATATCTTTATGTATATAATTATCTAAAAACTTTTGTTGTTGCGGCTGCAACCTACGTCCGCCTTTTTCAATCTGTTCTCCAACCTTTGGCATTTAGAAACCTTTTAGCTTACATCACCTCTAAAACATAACCCGAACAACAAAAGATAACAAGCCCATAATAAACCAATACTTCCCATACTTGAACAATTTTTCTAAGATTATTAATTACATCAAGGGGGGGACTGTATATACCCCCCTATAAGGGGGTTGACGTAGTTGACGTAAAATAACCTATTGATATTAAACGATTTTCTACGTCAAAACGCAAAGTTGACGTAGTTGACGTAAACAACCTAAACCATTGAAAACAAATACAATTCCACATCAACGTCAACTACATCAACTTTTGACGTGAAATAAGTTGACGTAGAATATCGTTTAAAATCAATACATAACTTTTCTTATCTTTTTGCTTGACTGTACTAATCAGTATAGGTATACATGGGACAATTCTAGCAAACGGAGAAATAAAATGCAGACGATTAAAACAAAATATCTTGGAGCAACCCGAAATCAAGGTCCAAGAATTAAGGCCACACATTCTGGCAATTACACAAGTATTATCATGCGTTATGACCACGCGTTAAATTCTGAAGACAATTATATTGTAGCCGCGAAGTGTCTTGCTGAAAAGCTCAACTGGGATGGTCAATTTATTGGCGGTCATACAGAAGATGGCATGGTATTTGTAGACGCAAAACCTGTTTATGATTTTACAGTAACAAGAAAAGCGCCCAAATTAACTACAACCAAATCAATTGATGAAATTGCAGAAGCACTAGGAGCAGCATAATGTTTTATATGGCATATGGAATGAATACCAACCGCGATGCAATGGCGGCTCGCTGTCCTAAAGCAAAACCTATGGGCGCGTTTTACCTGCCTGATCATAGGCTAGTATTTCGCGGCGTTGCTGACTTTGTGGAAGATACAGAAAGCGTTTTACCTGTTGTACTGTGGGATATTACGCCCGATTGTTTACGTGCGCTTGATCAACTGGAAGGCTACCCTCATTTTTACAATCGTCGCAAGTTAAACGGCGCTTGGATTATTTACGAGATGGTTGACCAAACCCGAACGCATTTGCCAAATAATGGATACTATCGCATGATTGAGGAAGGCTACAAGGATTTTGGCCTTGATGATTGGCACTTACGCCACGCAAAAGCAGATGCAAGGGATCTAGTAGCATGAAGTTTATTCAACAAACAAATATAAACGGGGGCATTATTTTGCTGCCCAAAGAAATTGCAAGAAAAGCAAGGAGAAAGTAAATGACTAAACAAACATATAAAAAATGGAGCATGGCAGATCATGCAGAACTGGTATTGATGCGCGAAGCTAGAGTACCAACTAAGGAAATCGCTAGGGCTTTGAAGCGTACACCTTCATCTGTAGTTAATCACATATACCAACATGAAATACCATATGGAAGAATAACTGAGGTTACGTTCGAAGATGTTGTTGACCAAGCATTTTCTAAACACAAGCTAGAATTTGGCGATCCTGATGGATGGGAAAAGCATAAACTTCAAAAGAAGTGGAACAACCCTACAGACAAAGCTGATTTAAAAAGGGCTTTATATCGTAAATCAATTGCAAAAAAACGAAAGCAGCGCAGAAAAAATACTTTTATGATGGTTATAACTGCTTTTATTGTTTTTGTTGGGCTTGTTTCTATTTATCTTCAAATAACATAATTAAAATGACCCCGCAGAAATGTGGGGTTTTTTATTGTCTAATTTATAACCCGAACAAGTATTCGGATTACATAACCTACAGCGGTGTTTTGTGTACCAGTAGTATTTTAACCTATAGCTGTGTTTTATGTACCAGTAGTTTTTTTAATTGACTGATTACACATTCCTACGTTATTATAAATACATCGCATTGTTTTTTTTTGTTTTGCAATGCGCATAACTACACCCCCGACTGGCTAGGTTTCGCACTGCAACGTTGGGGGTTTTTTTATGAGATGATGAAAAACGGATTTAAATCCCGATTACAATCCGACCCGAACATAAATTTTATTATATATACTGTTGACCCCGATCATAAGAAATGTTATGTATTAGGTCTAGCAAAGAAAGGTAATAAAATGACACAATCATATCAATGGCTTATCACCTCAACTGGTTCTTTTGGGTACGACAAGCAAAAGGTTATTTATAGAAATTTATGTATATCTGAAGAGCTACCCGAAAACTTTGAGGATGCCTGCCACTTGGCGTACGATCATTGCAAAGATGATGAATCAATCCGAGTTTTACGCCTTGATCGAGATACCAACACATTTGAGGATCAGACCGATGAGGCTGCATACTTTGTGGCTCTACACCTGCTTGACCCAAGCGACCAAGAGTATGGCTTCCCCGAATGGGCGCAGGACGCGTTCGATAGCATTGATAAACAACCAACTGAAAAAGATCAAAACTAAACAAACCCGAAATGGAGAAACAAATGATTAAGAAATTACAAGATAAAAGAAGCAACAAAAAATGGACTGCTAAGGAAATTCAAGATTTGCTTCAATTTAAATCCCAAGGCTTTAATAATAGCGAAATTGGTGCTTACCTTCAACGATCTGAAAAAGCTATTGATTTAAAAATGTCTAAGCTAAGGACAGCGATAAAGGGCGCAGGAATGTCAGTCGATAATCCTCCTTCTTTAACAAATCTCAAACCTTACACACATAAATTTGAACTTCCAAAAAAGAATCTTATGGTTGATCGCATTTCTGAGCGTAGAATAGAGCTTAGTAAGCAGGAGAAGATGGAAAAAACCATAGCCAAGCTTACGTGGGTTATCTGGGTTGGTGCGATTTGTGGTGTGTTCTGGATTGGTACTATGGTAGGGAAAATATTGTAATGTCTGAAAAAGATTTAGAGCTTCAACGTATGCTTAATGACGTGTTCGCAAAAGTATTTGGAAAGGATTGGTAATGGCTAAATGGAGCAAACCTATAACGATTGATACGTCTCAACGCCCTACATTTAGGCATATCCTTGAGAGATTAAAGGACATCAAGACGCAATCCGATTTGGAAAGCTTAAAGGACGAGGTTCAAGGGTATTTACCCTTGGATCAGTTCGAAGAGGACTTTGATGTCACCGCAGCGGTTGATAATTTAAAACGTGATTACATTTCAAGAGCTATAAGCAACAGCAAGACGCTGTACGAAGCCGCAGATTTGCTCGGCTTAAAGAGCTATCAGGTTTTGGTTAATTGGATGAAGCGGTTAGATATTAAAAATGGGTGATAAAAATTTTAAATTAAAATATGGTTCAGTATGTTCTGGCGTTGAAGCTGCTACAGTAGCTTGGCACGATTTAGGCTTTGAACCGCAATGGTTTAGCGAGATTGATACATTTCCAAGTGCTGTATTGCAACATCACTACCCCGAAATACCAAATCATGGAGACATGACAAACTTTAAGGAATGGAATAATGACAAAACAATTGAGCTTCTCGTTGGCGGGACACCATGCCAGAGCTTCAGCGTTGCAGGACTTAGAAAAGGATTATCGGACCCAAGAGGCAACCTTATGCTCACCTATCTTGCAATGGCTGAACGATTTAAGCCCAAATGGATTGTCTGGGAAAATGTACCCGGAGTCCTGTCATCTAACGGCGGACGAGATTTTGGAACCTTCATCACGGCGTTGGGGAAAATCGGGTATGGGTTCGCCTACAGAGTGTTGGACGCTCAATACTTCGGAGTTCCCCAAAGACGCAGACGTGTGTTCGTTGTCGGATGTCTTGGAGATTGGCGAAGTGCCGCAAGTGTTTTATTTGAGTCCGAAAGCCTGTCAGGGAATCCTGCGCCGAGCCGAGAAGAGAGGCAAAAAGTTGCCCCAACAGTTAGCACAGGCCCTCCTTTCAGTCGCACAGGAAACTCCAGAGTAGAGACAGATGCACTCGTAACATATGCAATGCCGGGAAATTGGATTGGCAGAAAGCCAGAGAATGGCGGTAATCAGGTAGAACCTTTTGTAGAATTATCGCCATGCCAAACTGCAACAGATGTTCATGCGGTTGCTTACGAACACCACTCACAAGACAGTCGGGTAAAAGAGCTGCCAGAAGTATGCTCCACTGTTACAGCTAAGTACGGAACTGGTGGTGGTAATATGCCTATTGTCGCAACAAGCTATGTTAGACGCTTAATGCCAATAGAATGCGAACGGCTGCAGGGCTTTCCTGATAATTACACTAAAATTTCATGGCGCGGAAAAGAGCCAGAAGATTGTCCAAATGGTCATAGATATAAGGCTATGGGCAATTCAATGGCTGTTCCAGTTATGCGATGGATTGGTGAGAGAATAAAAAAAATAGAAGAGGGAGTAATTTAGTAAAATGGTCGCGCAAGGCGGCGATTAATTCGTGTAAATGTTAGCGCATTTGGTAGCGAATTTATCTAAGTTATGATCTGATATTAACTTTGCCCGTTTAAATCTGATTAAATTTAACCGCCTTGCCTTTCTTTTATAAACAACACAAAAACTCAGTCAATCAATTATTGATTGAAAGCTAAATAAATGGTATAACCCGAACAAGTTCACTCGGAGATTATACATGGTAGCCTCACCCTTCGCAAATTCTATAAGACGTATGCCGTTTTCACAGCCTAGTTTTTCGTCTGGAATTATGGGTACTCCTTCTCTTATGAGGGGTACTCCTTCTCTTATGAGTTCCCAACCTACAGAAGATATAAGAAGTCAATATGATAGGTTAAAAAAGGAATCGGCAGACAGAAGAGCAGGAGGCTTTATG